TATATCTCGAATTGCAGACAATTATCCTTTTGAGGTTCGGGTGTTGACTGATTATGAGGCCATTAATGGTAGGAAAGGTGTGCCCTATATTAAGGGTATTGAACGTTCGACTAGTGGAGGTTTAGGCTATGGGAAAAAATCTCAATACTTTGTCCCAAAACCTACAGAAGATTACCCAGATGGTATCACTTTTACTGACGACATTATGGCAGAGATTAAATTTCTAGAAGATAGGTTAGCAAATAATGAAATGGGAACCCCCATTCTTAGAGCCAACTTAAAAGATGAACCTAGAGTAGTTAAACCATTATCGGAGGAAGAAATAGAGGTTGTAAGAAGATCAAGAAGTTTTAGAGATGTTGATGGTATTGATGTAACCAAGGAAAAACCCAAAGATGCGCGAGTATTTTTTAGTTTTCCATTTACGTATGCTCATGTTGTTAGGAAGTATTTTCTTCCAATTTTAGCGATGATACTCTACGATAATCTTAGGAGTGAATGTCTATGTGGGATTAATGCGTTTAGTGGTGATTGGAACAAATTCTTTACATGGCTTAGTGATTTCTCTAAAGCATGGGATGGTGACTATAAGTGGTTTGATAAAGGTCAAACTAAAGAGGAAATTGCTCAATCAATTAATGCATGGATAGCAGTTGCAAGAAGGTTTTATGATGATAGATCTATAAGGATTATGAACGCGATCAAATGGGATCATTTGACACCACTTATTTTGTTTATGCAGTGTGTGATTAAATTAGAAGGTAGTAATACAAGTGGTACAGTTTTGACGACCCCATTGAATTCGGCAGTGAATTCTATTAGAATGCGTGCTGTGTGGTTGAAGTGTGGAAATACATTAAGAGAGTTCGAGGAAAATGTAAGGTTAGGTACATTTGGGGATGATAATACATACACGGTTAGCGATGAGTTTAGTGATAGTTATAACCCTAAGAGAGTATGTGATATATTTAAGCTCTGGGGTATTGTATATACAGCGGCTTCAAAAAAGGTGGAGGATTTGAAGTTTAAGAAATTAACTGAATGTTCATTTTTGAAGCGAACGTTTAGAATAGAAGATGGTATGGTTTGTGCTCCGATAGAATTGGATTCTATTAGGAAGACTCTCTGTTACCAATGTGATTTAAAAGTAGACCCATTAACTAGGTTAATGGATGTTTACTATCCAATATGCTTAGAATTAGTCGAGCATGGAGAAGAGGTATTCAATGAATGGGTACCAATTATTAGAGAAGTATACAAGAAAGTAGGATTAAAAACTCAAACTTACACTTATGAAAATATAAAGAAAATTAGCTTTGATAGAAAATATTTGACTGGTATAGAATTGCCAGAATCTGATTGGGCATTAGAAGCCGGGGATGTGGTCCCTTTCAGATGCCACACTGTGGCTGTTACACATTTACCGAGTAACGCTTGTAATTATAATCGAGTGCGCCAGACTCTGCATCCAAGCCGTGAGCGTTGTATAAAAACACGGACCGATGTTAAAAGGCTTCGGACCCATGACGTTAAGTCATGGGGAATTGTAAATATGAATAACTTACCAAATAAAAATAATGATACCATAAATGTAACATCCAGCTGTGAAATAGCTGAAAATATGTCCTTCCTTGATGCGAGACCTGGAGGGATGTCATCGGTGAAGACTGCTCGCGAACCGACTATGGGACAAGGTGGTAAAGATACTGCATCCTTGGCAGAGTTTTTGAGTAGGCCTGTCAGAATAATGAACATAGGAACATATGTCGGCAATACCCCAATAGATACTTCGATTGAACCATGGTATCTATGGGCTAATGATGCTGCTATAAAGAAAAAACTGGATAACTTCTATTTGTTGAAGGGAAATTTGAAAGTCAAATTTGTAATTAATGGATCACAAACCTTGAAAGGGAGATTCATGGCAGCTTATCAACCTTTCCATGATTATGATGACACTATATGGGCCGCCGGAGGCGGCCCTGTTGATACTGCGCTAGGCAAACTCATGACGTTATCTCAATTGCTTAATGTTAGGTTAGACGTTTCAACTTCTACCGGAGGTTGTTTGTGTCTGCCTTTTTTTAATCCACGCAATGACTTAGATATTACGTCAGCAGCACAGTTTCAAGAATTGGGTAAACTCTTTTTGTATGAGATGTCTGCCTTACAATCTGGATTTGTCGCAGCTCCTGGGGCTGGTGCGTTACAAGTCTCAATACAGGCGTTTGCTTGGCTGGAGGATGCGGAGATGTCTATACCAATAGATGACGTCGCGCTCCAGGCAGGAGATTGTGAAAAGGG